AAAATTATATAAAAAATTAACAAATGTGTCCTCACTAATTATATGGTGTAACTTCTTTATTGTCCTGAGAATGTGGTCATCTCCGTAAATTACCATGTTTATCCACAATTTTCTACAACATCTGTCTATTTCTATCCTATGTCCTGGATTTTTTTCCCAGACTGACTGTATAAAAAGCGAAAACATTAACATCATTATCCAGGAATCTCCATGAGAAGTTATATATGAGCCTGATGGCATTGCTCCTTTAATTATTCTCCATTCTTCTCCAAACAAATGCGTAGCACGAGCAGCAATTGCTTCCAGACAATGTTTGACTATGATGCCATAGGTTCTTGCATCAATTGGATCCGTGAAATTGTAGTACTTTCCTCCCGTTATAACATACAATTCCAAAAAAAAACGCTTTATACCCAAGTCCAGCCCTTTGACGTCCCCATCTCCAAAGATAGGTCGAAATTCCTCTCCAAACTTGTTGATTATTTTTCTTACTTGTTCAGGCGTGGCCTTAAGATAAGACATCAAGCGCCATGCTCCACCATTCCACCACGTATCCCCTATTCGTATCTGGCCTCCTCGCTCTAGACCTTGTCTAACACTTTGTACATGCGCATGCAAGGCATAATCACTAATAAAAGGAAGTATGTAGTTACGATATTTCATTTTTAATTCTCTCACATCCCTTTCTAAAGCATCAACAAGTCTAGTATCAATTGGTTTGGAACTAAATGTTTTAGTATTAACGATTTTTCCATAACCTAATGAAGTTGGTACTACTTTAATTGGAGGATTTTCCAGATCGAACCTAGCATTGGCAGCAGCAGTATGAGCCTCAAAATCATTGATTGATTCCAATTTTTCTACACGAACGAAACCAGTTGTAGACCTTTTCATCATTTCGCCTCTTTTTGCTAATTCCAACAATCGAGCATATTCATTACGTGCAAAGACGATTTGATCTTTTTTTTTTCCATTGACCGTTCTAACGAAAGTAGCATTATCCGTTTTCTCCATTTTGGTCGGACCAGCACGACATCCTGCAGACGACATCATTGGCATACCAAAGAATACATCAAAGTCAGGATTATAATCAACTGTTTTAAAATGTTTTCTCACTCCCATCATATCATACATTCTATCCAATGCTGGTTTTAAAATATGTGAGATTGATTTACCCTTCGAATTAAAACCATTTGTGGGCTGATCCATTTTTTTTAGGCCACTAACCAATTTCATACCACTAAGGTTCTCAAGAGTATACCTCTGATACTGTCCATACTTGCTACCAGTAAAAACACGATTAAAAGAAGATAAATTAGATATAACCTGATGGAGCATGGGCATTGGTGTTGGAATTGTCGCTTTCCCGAAAGTTTGATATGTTCCACCTGGACCTATTGAATCTGGTATCCAATTATACTTGAGGGGCGACAATGCAGAATCCCACTCTCTTCCTCGATGATCGAGAATGAGAGATTTTTTAAAAATTCCTGCATCTTCCATGAACTTAACTGTCATTCTACATCCATATGGTGCCATTATTGAAGCATCCCACAATTTCATACCATTTGCTACATGTATACCCGGATGGGGCAGAACTTGATCTGTACCTGCAGAACTTTTATAAAACAAAGGAGGTATCTTCATCATATTTGAAAAAGTTTGGGAACTAAACATGATTTTAAGGTACTCCCAATCCTCCTTTTTATTAACGGGGATTATGGAACCATTTATCATTGCAAAGGAGGAAGCTATTCTGGCAATGGCTCTATTCATCAAAATTTCTGTATCCGCTGTATTTTCGTAATCATTGCGGCGTAGAGTAAAAGAAAAGTTGTCAAACCTAGGCTCAGTTATGGTGACAGTTAAATTTATGGAAGATGCAGGAATTTTCAAAAAATCTCTCATTCTCGATCATCGAGGAAGAGAGTGGGATTCTGCATTGTCGCCCCTCAAGTACAATTGGGTACCAGATTCAATAGGCCCAGGTGGAACGTATCAAACCTTCG